GGTACAAAATTAATAGAACTTTTAATATTTTTTTTAGTTGTTATTGCTGAAGTTTGTGTATTGTTTGGACTATTATCATTATTGTTGGTGTTTTCAAAATCGCCATTATTAATAATATTAGTGGCAGCGTTGTTATTATTACTCATCTGTACTAATATAATAGTATTCTGTATATTATTATATTATATTGATTATCCTCTTATAATTCATTTTTTTTATTTTGTTTGATTAGTTGATGAATAATTTATTTAGTTAGTGAATTATGATATAGTCCATTCAGTATTGCAAATTACGCATCGATAAATGTTTATCAATGATTTCTCAATTGGATTATTGCGAATGACTGCTTCTCGAAGTTTGGGATTTTTATTGCTTTCACATTCTTTGTTAGGGCATTTTCTTTTATTAGTCCTAGCAAGAGCATTATCATATGGAATATATGGATTAATAATATCCTTACTTTCCGTAATGGTCAATTTATAGTCTTTGGTATAAATCAATGAATCTTTACCTTCCGTCGTAAAATTACAATTTCGGCATGTCATTACAAGAATTTTATTCTTGTATCTTGGGGTTAAAATAAAATTACATTGTGGGCATGAACTAAAAGTCATCCTGGTGTATGATTATTAAGTTTAGTTTACCTGAAGTATATATACTGTATATTTTTATATTAATAACAAGGTATATAATTCAATTTTTAGTTATTTAATATATAAACATTAACATATAATTCTTAGAAAAATTGAATATTGTTAATGGTTAAATAAGGATATATTTTAAGTTTTATATTTAAAAAAACAATACTGATATTATTGTCATGACGAATAATTTTGAAAAATCTAACAGCAGTAGTTCTAATATTAACAAAAATAGACATAGTAAGACAACTTCAATTAAAACCGATACTAATTCTAAGAAGAAAATTAAAAATACACAAGGAGTAAAAACCATAAAGGATAATAATATTTATGACGAAAATGAATTAAATACAAAAATAAAATCTCGTAGTAATAATCAAGCAAGAAAGATGACATTGGCAAAATTTTTAAAACAACACGCAGTAAATGAATCTGGGGAAATTACTCATACATCAATGTCAAAATCGAATACTTATCCAACAGGTTCATATTATATTCCACCCAGTGAAATGGATAAATTTTATGAATTGTATGATAAAGCTGTATTTCAAAAAAAGGATAAGGTTTTTTTAGTTGAAAGACATGAAGAGATAGGTCCACTTATTATAGATATTGATTTAAAATACAATAAATCCACTGAACGTCAATTTAAAGATATACATATTAAAAGAGTGGTAAAATACTATATAGATGAAATTACTGAAGTTTTCAAAATTGATGATCCTGAAGAAACTTTGACAGCTTTTGTTACATGTCGTGATGAACCTTATATTATTAAACGAGATGATCGTGATGAAATTAAGGATGGTTTTCATATCTATTTTCCCAATGTTGTGAGTACCCCTAAACTTCAATATCAAATTCGAAAAAATGTTATCAAGCAAATGCGAGAGGACAAATTTTTAAGTGAACTTCGTTTGGTCGAAAAACGACTAGAGATGATTGTTGATGAAAAGATTATTCATAAGGTAGGTATTTTACTTTTGGGTAGTCGTAAAAATATTTATACGGATACTTATCATCTTCATAAAGTATATTTCGGGTTAGATCAACAAGAAGAAGATCTAGATTCTTATGAAGAAAATGGGAAATTAGCGCGCACACTTAGTGTTCGTGAAAAGAACGATTTGACACCTATTAAAGAAAAATATATGTGTGTTAATCAACAAAAATCTGGATCTGGAATTCAATGTGGAATGGATAGTTATCAAGAAACTCCACAACAAACTATTATGAACTCCGAAGATGTTAGTAATGTAGTTAATTTAGCACAAATGTTATCAGTTGAACGTTTGACTGATTATAATGACTGGATTTATGTGGGTCTTTGTTTGCATAACATTGGAAACCAGTTAAACAGTACTGATAAAATGTTGGATCTTTGGGACGAAATTAGTCAAAAAGCAGATAATTACAAAGCAGGTGAATGCTTAAAAAAATGGCATTCATTCGCAAGTGGTGTTCATCGTGAGAAAAAATACAATATTCGTTCTTTACATCGTTGGGCAAAAGAAGATAACCCAGAAAAATTTAATGAATACATGGCAAGTGATATTCGAAATATTTTGGAGAAAAGTTTTGATGGTCAAGATTTCGATATTGGTCAGGTAGTTCATGCTATCTACAAGTATCGTTTTGCTTGTGTTCCTCTTAAAGCAGGAGGAGCACAATGGTATGAATTCAAAAACCATCGATGGAATGAACGTGAAGGACCACATAATATTAAATATTTAATTTCGACTGAAATTGTTGGTTATTACAATCAATTAGTTCTTTATTACAATAAAGAAGCTGAGAACGGTGATCAGAATGAAGAAGAATACAATATGGAACGCGCTAAACGCTATGCGGCAATTAGTCAACAATGTCGTAATTCCACTTTCAAAGATAAAGTTATTAGATCTTGTATTGAAATTTTTTCACAAGATACATTAGGTGGTCGTTTCATTGAAAAATTAGATCAGAACCCATACCTTATTTGTTTTGAGAATGGTGTTTATGACCTGAAGGAACGTCGATTTCGTGATGGTGAACCAGATGACTATATTTCACTTACTACTAAAATTAATTACCATCCATTAACTGAAGATAACCCTCGATTTAAACCAATGACTGATTTTTTGAAAAAAGTATTACCACTTAATGATGTTCGGCATTATGCTCTTCAAATTTTGGCATCGTGTTTAGTTGGTGACTGTAGTGATCAACTTTTCCACTTTTTAACTGGTAGTGGTGGTAATGGTAAATCTAAACTTATGTTTTTAATGAAAGAAGCATTGGGTGAGTACGCATGTACTTTGCCAATTGGAATGCTTACTCAAAAACGTACCACCTACACTAATGCTAATCCAAGTCTTCTCAAAGCTCGTGGTCGTCGTATGGGAACATTTGATGAAACCGAGGAAGGAGATAAAATTAATTTAGGTGTTTTCAAATCTATTACTGGTGGTGACCCAATCGAAGCTCGTGGTCTTTTCAAAGATCCAATTGAATTTCAATTCCAAGCTACTTTGTTTTTGATTTGTAATGATATGCCTCAAGTTCCACCAGTAGGTAAATCAATGTGGCGTCGTATTCGTGTAATTGATTTTATTGCCGAATTCGTTGGAAAAGAAGAAATGGATGGTTCAAGTGAATATCAATATCTTAAAGATACCAAACTTGACGAAAAATTAAGAGAATGGGCTGAAACTTTTATGGCTTATCTAATTGATTATTATTATCCTATTTATGATAAAGGTGATATCGTAAACAATCCTCCTAATGAAGTAATGAAAGCTTGTAATGAATATCGTAAAGAAAACGATTTCAATGATGAATTTTTATCTTCCGCGATCGAAAAAACTGGTGATAATAATGATATTATCGAAATTACTAAGTTACTCAGTCTTCTTAAAGACTGGTGCGAAGTTAATCATGCCGGTACTAAAAGAATCCGTCGTGATGATTTTAAAAAATATTTACAAGGACGATATGGTAAGAAACAAGTAAATGAAAAATTTGTGAAAGGTATTCGTCTAATTGAAAGTGCTGAAGTTGGATCAGATTCTGATTCAGTTGAAGATATCGATAATTCTGTATTTAATTCATTGAAACCTGAGAAGAATGAAAAGAGAGTAAAGAAAGAAAAAAGTAAAAAGATTAAACGTATTTCCGAATCATTCAATGTTTCAGACTCTGAACTAATCGAAAAACAGAATAAAAAACCAAAAGAAAATAATAAGGACAAAAAACGTCCACCTATGAAATTAGATAATATATCTGATTCTGAATCAGAAAATTCTATTAGAATGGGTGTTAAGAAAAAAGACAAAATTAAAAATAGAAAAACAATTGAGATTATTATGTAATCTCAATAATTAAAATAAAAATTATAATTGTCATTCTTTTTGAATTATAAGTTCAGTCCAAGTATTTTTTTCATTATCATCTATTTTATACTTGAAATCAGTCGCATCCTGCTTTACTTCTTCATTACCAGATTCAGAAATAAAAATTCCACTATTAGTATCATCTAAAGCGAAACGTATATTTAAATTATTAATTTTAGAAGTTGAACTTTTACTCAATTTTTGAATTTCTGCTATTAACAATTCAGTTGTTATATCTGTCAAATCATTTACGTTAGGAAATTGGTCAATAATATTAATAGGACGATAGGTATAAGTGCTTCGTCCCTTACCTTTTATAAAACGATATTCTAAGATGTTTTTTATTTCTTCCCATTCTTTCGGATCTTGATTTGGCCAAGGAATATATAAATCCACACTCTTTTGAGCATCCAGATATCGAAGTACTGAATATTTTTTACCTTGTTTATCGCTAATATGATTAGTAAACCATTGCGGGTTGGCATAGCAATCTGATAAAATCTTTTCATTAGTGTTAAAATTATACTCTTGAATATTATACAATTTCATGACTGTTACTTTCCCAATATCATAAGGAAATTCAATATTTTCATTCTGATGTAACTGTTCTAAATCTAGATTTTTAGTTATTAATGTACGCCATTGTGGTTTGCGAAGATTATGGTTATAATAAACATAACCGTAAAGCTTCATTTTGTAAAAAATATTAATAAAACAAAAGATGGCTTATTAGAGGTTAAGATTTTATTTTTTTATATTGAAACTACTACAATATAGATGTACGTATATAATGTATAGGTATGCATATGGAAATGAAGTATATCAGTACTTATAAAAAAAATGATTAATTAATTAAGTATTTTAATAATTAATAACTGAGAGAAATAAAAATTTCTTGTCATATTTCAAGTCATACAAATTAAAAGTAAAAATAAGAATGAATCCCGAAAATTATTCTACCCTACAAACACTAACAACTTTGGCTATACCTGTTCTCACTATTACATCCATTATATTTGTAATGTTCGTTGCTGATTCATCAGACTTATCATCCTTTACTAGTTTTAATTTGGGTGAATATTCCTACAAGTATGAAGGAACATTTGAAGATGATGAAGAAGTGGATCATGCAGTTAATTCTGATGATTTACGAAATAAAAAATCATTAATTGAATCACTTGATGAAAATGATAATGATAGTACTCATGAATTATGTGACGAACTCATTGTTAGTAAAGTATATAGTGAATATGACTATTGAATATAACATTAATTATAATTAAATTATTAAAATTAAACTAAAAGATG